CCTCCAGAGACTATTTCTTTCTGATGTCCAGATAGAAGTTAAGATGGAAAACAATTTCTCTACGAAAGAGAGAAACCATCTTACCGAACTTTATCTGAAAAGTTTTGGGCGGATCTGGCTTCCTCCTTCTATTGCGTATTAGTAACTCAAACCCACGATTTATGTGGGTATCAGCATTATTTAGTTTGCTTTTTCCTACGTCCTGGTCTTCGGTCATGACTATACTTCCATGCATCTTCTAAGATGCCATACAAATAATTTTTAATTTTTCTTGCTTGGGGTTTGGGAATGTGACCGTAACCTTCACGTAGTTGTTTGTGGATACTGTCTGACCCACCTGCGATGTACTCATCAAGATCCATGGTCAATTCACTGAGTTCATTCGCAGTGGTGCTTTCAATAAAAGAATCTATCTCATGTTTTTTAACTTTTGATTCTTTGAGGAAATCATAAAACTTGAGATTCATCTGTCCCTCAAAGGCATTATCGATAGCATGTTCAACAAGATCATAGATGTCGATGAGGTGTTGTTCCATTAGACTAGATTTTGCTCCCGCAAATACTTAACAGTTTCGGTACATCCACCAATCAGTTCATCGTCTTTGACAACTCTGGGAAAGGTAGCACTTTCTCCAAACTTAGCATAAAACTCCTGACGGGTGTAGTCCCTATTAAGTTTATATATCACATGCTTAATTTCTGCAAGCTCTAATACCTGCTGAACTTTGGTGCAATATGGGCAACCGTCTTTAGAATATACTGTAAATGTCATGGGTTTTTTAATGTCTTTCAAGTAAAAAAGGTTAGGCCAAGTATCTTGAATAATCTCAACCAGTTTATAAGGGGTAGTGCTGCTAATCACTCTTCACCGATGCCCAGTCTTGATCGAAAATCTCAAGACCTTTATCGGTAAGGATATGGTCATACATTTGTTCAAACACCTTAGGTGGCATTGTGCAAACTTGAGCACCATTATACCATGACCTAACAGCACGTTGAACACTGCGAATAGATGCAGACAGAACTTGAGTTCTGACACCATGGATTCGATATAGATCAGAGATGGCTCTTACCACCTCCAGACCTGCTACCTGCTGGTCGTCTAACCGTCCCACAAAGGGTGAGACATAAGTTGCCCCTGCCTTTGCTGCAAGGACTGCCTGAGGGGCACTGAAGATCAATGTGACGTTAGTCCGAATGTTATCATTAGAAAGTGCTTTACATACCATCAACCCTTCTCTAGTCATAGGAAGTTTGATAGTAGCAACGTCTCCAAACTTTTCAGCAAGACGATACCCCTCGACATACATCTCATCAAAGTTACCAACAACTTCCATACTGATATCTTTGACACCAATATCTTTAATTTGTTGATAAACATCTTCTGGTTTCTTACCAGCTTTCATAATCAAGGTGGGGTTAGTGGTAACCCCATCAATCAGACCAGTATCAAAATATTTTTCAATTAATAATGTATCAGCAGTATCAAGAAAGATTTTCATGTAATTGTGTGTGTACTTCATTCAACGTGTACCGTCCCAATCATTCCAGCACCCTTATGAGGACCACACCAATAGGTGTAGTCGCCTGCATCAGGGAATGTAACATCAAACTCTTCACCAGGCAACATGGCAAGTGCCTCATGACCGAGTTCTGGATGATCTTCAACGATGACATTATGTGGAGGAAGCATGTTGTTCACAAAGTGAACTGATTCTCCTGCCGATATTGTAACCTCTGCGGGATCAAAAATCAAGTTTCCGTTTGATCCCATTTGAACGTCTACTGCCCATGCTGGAGCAGCAAGAAAAAGTGTAGCTAAGAACGCGAAGATAAACTTCATCTAAGTTTATGCAACTTTTTTATATAGCATAAAAAAGACTCTCCGAAGAGAGTCTCTGTCAGGATATCAAAGTGCATTACCTCGGGGTAATACTTCCTCTGGAAATACAAACTGTTCATGAGGCTGATCAACTGGTGCTAACCATGCTCTCAATCCTTCATTTAAAAGTATGTTCTTTGTATAAAAAGTCTCAAATTCCGGATCTTCTGCTGCACGAATCTCTTGACTTACAAAATCATAAGCACGTAGATTAAGAGCAAGGCCAATAATCCCGATACTACTGGTCCAAAGACCCATAACAGGAACAAATAACATAAAGAAATGAAGCCACCTCTTGTTACTAAAGGCGATACCGAAGATCTGTGACCAGAATCGGTTTGCCGTAACCATTGAGTAGGTTTCTTCCTCTTGTGTCGAATCGAACGCCTTAAACGTGTTTGCTTGCTCACCGTCTTCATACAAGGTATTCTCTACTGTAACACCATGAATTGCAGAAAGCAAGGCTCCTCCCAAAATACCTGCAACACCCATCATGTGGAATGGATTAAGCGTCCAATTGTGGAATCCCTGGAGGAATAGAAGGAAGCGGAAGATCGCTGCAACACCAAATGACGGCGCAAAGAACCAACTGGACTGTCCAAGAGGATACAAGAGGAATACACTAACAAATACGGCAATAGGACCCGAAAAAGCAATCGCATTGTACGGACGAATACCTACTAAACGACTAATCTCAAACTGCCTGAGCATGAAACCTATAAGACTGAAGGCTCCGTGGAGCGCCACAAAATTCCAGAGTCCGCCCAGTTGGAGCCACCGTTGAAAGTCTCCCTGAGACTCAGGACCCCAAAGTAGAAGAAGAGAATGACCCATAGCGTCAGCAGGAGTTGACACTGCTGCCGTAAGAAAATTAGCACCTTCAAGGTAGGAAGACGCCAATCCGTGGGTATACCAGCTTGTAACAAACGTCGTGCCAGTAAGCCAGCCACCAATTGCAAGATAAGCAGTGGGAAAAAGAAGTAATCCAGACCAACCCACAAAGACAAAGCGATCTCGTTTAAGCCAGTCATCCAGGACATCGAACCATCCCCTCCGTTGTTGTTGTAATGTTGATGCTACCACTATTTAAAACCTCCTTTAGATTTTTTCTTTTCGTGTTTTTTATCCAAGACATTTACCTTACAATCATCCCAATTGCGAGCACATTCAAACCAATATGCTCTCAGTTGATCATAGTCATCAAAGATAAGTGACTGACCATTGAATTGTAATTCGTATTGATGTCTGTCGTAGGGTTCATCAGAGGTTTGTGCAAACCACTTTGGTAGTTGTGGTGGACCTGCAGACAACACCCTTTCTTCTGGATCAAGTTTTCCAATCATTAGAATAAGTACAAAAAACTTAACAATTCTGAAGAAAAAGAAAGGGGACCGAAGTCCCCTTCTTTGATTATTTAATTTTTAGATCAACCGATGCTAGGTGCGGTGAGTGCCACAGGAGTGGACTCAGCAGCAGCAAGGTCAAGGGGGAAGTTGTGAGCATTGCGCTCGTGCATGACTTCCATACCCAGACCAGCACGGTTGAGAACGTCAGCCCAGGTGTTCAGGACTTTGCCCTGACTGTCCATGATGGACTGGTTGAAGTTGAAACCGTTCAGGTTGAATGCCATCGTGGAGACACCAAGTGCGGTGAACCAGATGCCAACAACAGGCCATGCAGCAAGGAAGAAGTGCAATGAACGTGAGTTGTTGAATGATGCGTATTGGAAGATCAAACGACCGAAGTAGCCATGTGCTGCAACGATGTTGTAGGTCTCTTCTTCTTGACCGAACTTGTAACCATAGTTCTGGGACTCGTTCTCAGTGGTTTCACGAACCAGTGAGGAAGTAACCAGAGAACCATGCATTGCACTGAACAGTGAACCACCGAAAACACCTGCGACACCCAGCATGTGGAAGGGGTGCATCAGGATGTTGTGCTCTGCCTGGAAAACAAGCATGTAGTTGAACGTACCAGAGATACCCAAGGGCATCGCATCAGAGAAAGAACCTTGACCGAAAGGATAGACCAGGAATACTGCGGATGCTGCTGCAACAGGTGCAGAGTATGCAACACAGATCCATGGACGCATACCAAGACGATAAGAAAGTTCCCACTCACGACCCATGTAGGCATAGATGCCAATCAGAAAGTGGAAGATCACCAGCTGGAAAGGACCACCGTTGTAAAGCCACTCATCCAGAGATGCAGCTTCCCAGATTGGGTAGAAGTGAAGTCCAATTGCGTTAGAAGAAGGAACAACAGCACCAGAAATGATGTTGTTACCATACATGAGTGAACCAGCAACGGGTTCACGGATACCGTCAATATCGACGGGAGGTGCTGCCACGAAGGCAACGATGAAGCAAATGGTTGCTGCCAACAGAGTTGGGATCATCAGCACACCGAACCAACCGACATACAGACGATTGTTAGTTGAAGTTACCCACTCGCAGAAGTTTTCCCAAGTGGATTGCGATTGTTGTTTTGAAAGAATAGATTGAGCCATTTTTGAAAAAGGGTTACGTATGAGTTCGGGGGAACGAACCGATATTAGTATTCCCACACCACCCTCCAGTGTGGGTATGAGAGACGTGCTTTATACACCCTATAGGTCTCGGTTTGGGGTGTTACAACGGTCTAAGAAACGTTACATTCCTTAACGTGTTGATGTATTTATGATACTACGGTTTTCCGTCCCCGTCAAGCCCCTACTTGGGTTTCTTTACCTTATAGGTTTTTAGATATTTATTCTAACATACCATTTCCTAAATACTTCCAGTGTTAATACTCTAGGTTAATGAAGAAAGCGTTAATAGCTTTTGGAATGTTACTGATGACCGCAGGTGCAGCAAATGCTGGCGGACTTGTTACTAAACATGCTTCTTCAGTCCAACTGACTGTTGATGCTGCTCGCTCTACTGCTGTAAGAATCGGTGGTAGTTATTCTGCCTCTGGTTCTAACATCACAGCAGGCACGATGGGTGGTGCTACCTCTGGTGCTGGTACATATACTGTCACCACATCTGGACAAGATTGGTCGTTGAGTGAAACATATAACGCAGCAGATAGTGTTCCTGCATCTGCTGTTAGCACAGGTGCTGTTCCCAACTTCGGTAACCTTACCTCTTATACTGCTGGTTCTGCTAGCACACTTGCAGGCACGATTGACAGAACTCATGCTATCACGATGACTGCTGGCGGTGCTGGTTCATCTGCAGTAGGACAGTTCGTTACAGAAATCACGGTTATCGACTGATGACTAGATTACAAGAAGCAATCGGTCTCGGATTGGTTCTTGGTGCCTTGCATGGGGCTGCTCAAGCAGTCCCCGTGGTTCCGAACTTCACACAGGGCTCCATGACCAGCCATACAGAGACGACACAGAAAATAACAGAAACCATCAATTCGATGGACTACAACACTGGATATCAATACTCCGCAACTGGATCTGGTATTTCGATTAATGGAAATTTATCCCCAGGAACAGGGGCAACAAATGTAACTATTGATGGAGTGACATCAACATGGACAGGTGTAACAAGCAAACCACAATTCACACAGACGACTCCCGGAGCAGCGTTTCAGTTCACAGAAACGTATCAGGGACCGGGTTTAAGCAATCAGACGATTATAAACAGAACCACAGACATTACAAGCGTCACAGATACAACAAGTATTTTCTCGCAATAATCTCTTTACTCTTTGCCGCACCTGTAAATGCAGAAACTGTGGGTGGCGTTAGTGCCACAGCTTCTCCTGTTGCTAACTCTTCTGGTTCTGTCACAAACCAAGCAATTCAGGTTTTACAAGGACCCTACATCACCAACACATATGGAAACGGAATCCAGTGTCAAGGTCCCACCAGAAACTTTACTCCATATGTAACTGGAACTGCATCTGCATCCAAACCATATGAACCCTATTATTGGGATCCAGTTTATGATGTCAGTGATTTAAATGAAGATGGATTGATTGATAATCCAGGAGATATCCTGTTTCATAAAAAAACAAGAACAGGACAAAAAAATAACTATAGTCTCGGAGTTGGTTTCTCTATGACATGGAGTACACCAATTGATAAAGAACTACAAGATCAATGTAAGCAAGCAGCACAAGCAAGTATCGATATGATGCAACAACTTACTGCCAACAAAAGATTGGATTTTGAAATTGCCAGACTAAAGAACTGTGGAGATTTGATGCTCAAAGGTATTCAATTCCACCCCAAGAGTCCTTATTATAAAATTTGTGCGGATGTGGTGGTAAACAATCCACCAGGACATAAGCATCCTCACTATCACAATATTCCTAACGTTTCTTCTTCTGTCTCGGAAACACAGACCGCAATGCCTTCACTGCGTGATTCATCTGACGCTGCTCAGCTCGGCGCTCCCCTGCAGACAGGACGGGAATAGGTTTCTTCCTAATCGCTGCAATCTTTTTCATAACTTTCTTAACCGTTGGTTTAACTGCTTTCAAAAGTATGTCTGCTAACGGTTTTGCTAATAGTGCTGATGTTGTAGCAATGACAGCAACACCACCCACTTGTACTACCTGCCCACCGCTAGGAAGTCCATCGACGATTTGCTGTGGGAGTGGGACTGCTTCTGTTATCTGGACACACTCGTTGCCCATCAGTTTATATTCAACTACCTTCTTTCTAAATCCTTCTACCAGTGTTCCTACAGGTTCCTTTGCTTCCTGTGCTGGTGTAGGACAATCTACCTTGGCAGTATTAACTGGGGGTGTTTTTGTTACTGATGGTTCTACTTCGGGTGTTTCTGGTTTTTCTGGTGAATCTGTTTTGGGAATACCGGCAGAAGTGGTAGGAAGTATCTTTTCAGGTTCATAGTTGATTGGATCGTAACTAGGGACACCAGCATCACAATAAGTAACTACTCCTTTCGGATCATCAATACCAACCTTCTTAGATTTGTTGTTACTCTCATGAGCTTCAACACATCCAGGAACATCAACAATAGGTACACCAATATTTACTACAACAGGTGGAGCAAGTGGTGTTGATGTGTAATATTCTGTAGTAGTAATAACTTCAGGTATTTCAATCTCCCTAATTTGAATATTGGGAGAAGTGATAAGAGGTATTTCAGGCATCAGTCTTCAAAGAATTTAAAAATACCAGTCCAAATAGAATGAAAGAACACATAAAGAAAGAAAGTTTCAGTTGCTTCTTTCTTCACTCTATTTTTATACGCGGATTGTGCCATAGTCTAATCAAATAACTTTTACTATTTAACAATTCTCAGCAAATTTTAAACTAATGTACCGTGTGCTCTACGAATTTCTCTTAACTCCACAAAGTCTTTCTGTTTAGTGCCACCATCATATTCCCAAGCATACCCTTCGGTAATCATCTGCTCGTTTAATGATAGTTCTGCATCTCCAATATATAACCAACCAAGAAGGCGACCGTACTTACCCATACCACCAACCAGTTCAGTCCTAATAGTGAGTTCGTCATCTCCATCGATAGCACCTTCTAGTTTTTCTTTCATCCAGTTGGTTGCGTCAATGCCCAATGCTTTCTCTTCTAGATCTTTGGTTCTTTTTTCTGGCGTGTCCACACCAGCAATTCTAACTCTCTCTTTTTTATAGAGATCAAAACCCAAGTCAATAGTCACATCAATAGTATCGCCATCCAAAACTCTATCTATGCTCGTCACTCGGAAGTTGTAACAACTCTTGCGACTCGGTGGTGTCATCTTGCCCATCGTCTTCTAACTCCTGGTATGCTAATTTCATAATTGTATATATGTAATAAGCAACTCCCATCAATAGGATAACAAGACACCAGATAATACTCCAGGTCACACCATTAGGATCGTCTAATGGTCTAAGAAATAAGTTCATTCTTTTGGTTTAGAATTTTTGCTAGGGATCATTTGATACGCCAACTTATCCCGTAACTTATTGATTCTTTTTTCATCAAAGTGAGCAAAGTTTGGATACTTCTCTACTTTTTTATAATAATGCAATGCGTTTTGGATGATTGTAAAATCCTCCATTGTCAATTCAAAGTTCATTAGCAGTCATTAAACACAGTTCCAACTTCAGACCCAATAGATTCTCCAACTTGCTTACCAAGAAGAGCTGCCCAACCTGCTGCCAACCATCCAACATATGGAATATTGATTACTGCAGGGACAAGAACTCCAGTGCTAATTGCGGTTCCTGCCATCGCACCTTGTGATCGTGCTCCAGCGTCCGCCACTATACATTCGATGTCTTTTGCACTCTTTCCCTCACCGTCCGCGACGGCACCTCCTCCCATATTGCGGGTGCCTTCCATGGTGTATTGATCTCTACGATACTCAGTTCTTTGTTCTCTACCACCACCAAAGAGACCTCTCTTTTCTTTATCAAGATCTGATGATCTCTGTGACTCTAAGATGGCAGGGTCATTTGCTTTATATTCTATAGTATATCCTTCTCTTCCTGCTGTGATCTTGTAAGAAGTATACGGACCATGTGGGATGTTAATAGTAGGAACCTCAGCAACTTTCGGTTCAGGTGGTCGTCTAATCAGATGTCCTAAGACACCTATATGTGCGACAGCAATTACACCACTGATACTAATAGCAACCCACTTGGTACGTGACATGATTACCTCTTAGGTTCGACAGCAGATACAACAGGTGGTTCTTCTTCTTTCTTTTTCTTTGCTGGTGCGGCACCACCTGACTTAGCAGGACTGAGACCGAACGCAGCTAAAGATCCGGAGAACACCGATGCGATGAATGTGGGATCAAAATCTAAAATCTTTTGACCGTTTGGAAGTCTAACGTAACTGAATGTGAGGAGAGAGGCAGACCAAATAAGTACTACGACTTTCACCAAATTACCAAGAACTTCACTTTTATCTTCATCGCGGTCTTCCTTCTCTACCTTAGGCTTGGTATCTGCCATTAGTAGAGTAGCAAGGCAACTCTATTTAGGAAGGTGCCCGTTTTCCACCAACCATTTACGGGTTAGGGGAGTAGGTTCATAATCAGACCACATGGTTCCTGCAGCACAGGACTCCAATGCTTTCATAGTCATGCCTTCAGTCTTCCCTGCCCAAGTTGCCTCTTTTTCCCAGGGAATAGCACCAGGCATGAGTGCATAGGTTTTAGTTGCGATGTCTTGCCAAATCTTAGGAACATTTTCTTCATTATGAATGATGGCAATCATACTATTCTCAATGCTACCTGCCATGCAATCTTGAGCAGCGTGCCATCCTTCATGCCTCATCACACTCATTAAAGTGCTGGGACGATGCATGAATGCTCTATTAAGAAAGAAATTATTACTTACAGTGTGGTAAACACCACGGTGTCCAGGTGGGAAATATTTTTCATCTGCTAAAAACACCCCAACTCCGACTTGATTAAGGGCAGTGAGCATTCTGTTGAATTCAAGAGTAACTGGAGTAAAGGCATCAACACTAGAATACTCACTAGAAATATCCAGAAGACTATGGACTTGTTTGACTCCATCGGTGCATTCTCGTAACAACATGCACCCCATGGCATCCATAGTATAGTAACCCTTGGTGATTTTAGAGTTTTCAGCAAATGCTGGTGCAGCAAAGGATGCTGCTGCCAGCAAACTCATGATAATTTTTTTCATATTAGAGAGAGGGAATAGTAGGACCAGTTGTAGAAGGAACAGCAGGACCAGTTACCTCAGGCAACTCAGGCATTGCTGCATCTAACATGCCAGGAAGATCATTTGTGATTGCTTCAGTGGCATGTTTAGTGACTTGTTTCTTGACATCTTCAATGATAGCATCTCTTTGGAGGAAAATGTATGTTCCTCCACCAATGATACCAGCAGTTCCTACAAATGATAGAACTGCTAAAAGATTAATTACCTTTTGCATAATATGCCTCGTAATATTTTACAATCCCTGCAGTGTGCATGTTGCCTTGAGACACCCAGTCTTGAGCACACTCATAGATTGATTGACTGGAATATTTAGGAGATCCTCCTTCCAATGGGGCACCAAACTTTGCAAGTAAAACTTTAAGTGCCTGTTCCCTGACCTTCATTTTTTGGTCACTGTATCGCCAATCATCGATGGACATTTTCTGAACCCCCTTGGAAGTTCTCAGATCCACCGATGGGATCAAGTTGCAATGTAGTGGCAGCACTCTGGGTTGCCATCTCGTACATTACCTGATGAATGTTATCAGATTCATTCGTCCAATACTGACGATTCTCTTCTTCTTGTTGCTTGATCTCTGCTTCTTTCTCCATATAGTCTTGACCCTTATCAGAGACAATAGCAGGTCCAAACCAAGGATCATCCTCTAGGTAAGCAGGAGCAGGCACACCGATATAAGAAGGACTGTCCATTTCGCCGCAGTCCACAACTTCTTCATCAACTGCACATTCAACATTGAAAGTACCTGCTTTTTTCTGAAGGAGAGATGTTTGAGTTTCAATCAACTCTTTAATTGCTTTGATGATCATGCGAGAACAAGTTTCTTTGAGTAGTTATAAGAGTAGATCTCTCGATTACCCTTGATGCCCCATCCTAACCAATAGTAGGCGGGAACCATGTATTGTTGGACAGTTTTACCACTGCCCTCAAATTCTGGAAGAACTTTTTGGAAGTGAATTTCGTTAATCATGTAATGAGTCTGACCCTCCAGACTACTGGGGTCACAGTTGAACTTTTCACAGAACCTACCTAACCCCAAATAACGGTTCTCAGTGGTCCACTGAATGAGCCCGTAACCACCGCGAAGGCAACGATTGTAAGGAACTCTAGCACCTCCCTCACAAATATTGGGAGTGAAGTTGCTTTCAGACTTAATGTTTCCCAATATCGTTGCCAGGGCATTTTTATCCGTGATTCTAGTTTTGTCTTGGAGTTGTTTAAGAACATACTGCTCTTCAGGAGTACAGTCAATACACTTCCAGGTGGGAAGATAAGGCTCCACAGGAATACTTATAACTTCACTCTCAACTTCTACAGCACTTGTGGCACAAGAAGCACTGATGAGTGTTACAGAAGCAAGGGCAGCAATCCGTCCGAACATTAAAAAGGGGGCATAGTACCCCCGAATTATAGACTATTCAGTTTTGCTTGTCAAGAGGTGGGGACTGTTGCTGGAATCATCATGCCACCACCTGGACCATTGTCATCATCATCAACGTTTCCATCAGTCAACAGGGCAGCAAAGATGAACCCTCCTATCATGGAAGCTGCTATGACTAACATGTCGTTCACCATACACCTGGGATGACCTGTCCAGTAGTGAAGTAGGAAGCCACTGCTGCAACGAAACCGATCATTGCTGCACGACCATTCAGTTTTTCTGCTTTGTCAGTAAACATTGTGTTTCTCCTATTTGAGGTTTGAGTAGATAGATGTGTCACCATAATCTCGGTGAACTTTGTAACCAACGACTGCACCTTTAGTATTCATTAGTGCAGGCATGAAGGCAACAATAAAGAACACCGCTGGTGCTCCAATAATAAGTGCTCCTGCAATCACATAGTAAGTGAGGAGTTCAATCAGACTGTGTTCCATTTTGTGTTTTGTTTTTAATAATAACTTTATCTCCGTCGTGACCAAACTCTAATTCATCATCTGAATCCCAACAGAGTTCTTCATAAAGTGCGTTGAGTTTCTCCATGTCTTCATAGAGAGCATTTGGATTAGGCATACTGGTCAAATAAACTGCGAATATTCTGAGTGATTTGCATACCCCCAACCTTTTCCTCAAGTTTAATGCCATCAGCATCGGTGATAATGAGGACAGGAGTTGCCGTTACACCATACTTGGATGCAAGGTCAAGGTTCTCCTGAGGGATGGGAGTATCACTGAAGTCTTCAAGGTCTACTTTCTCCAAGAGAGAGGTGCGTTGGTCCTTGATAGAGTTCATGTATTTATCTACAAGGGCACAAGGTCCGCATGACTGTTTTGAAAAAAGATAAAACTTGTTCATCAGTATGTCTCAGAAAGTTTTTCTACAGAATAACCTAAAAGAACGAAAAAGGCAACACTGGTAACCGTCCAAATAAATTCGGTCATCAGAAGATACCGAAGAAGAACTTACCAGTGATTGCATAGGACAAGAATCCAGAAACGATTCCCATCATTGCCCAACGTCCATTGTAACGCTCAATGTATTGCTGAGGAGAATCAAGACCCTTACGGTTGTAGTCTTCGACTACCATTTGGGGTTCTTTAGCGAACAGATTTTGTTGCCCAAGTTCGTTTGTTGTTACAGTCATTTTACAATATGTTGCAAATCTTTACATATTATATAGTAAAAAAGGACCCATGTCAAGGGGTCCTGTGTAGTGATTAATACTCATTGTCTAGGAAACTCTGACATTTCTCTATATTTTTCCTACAAAAATTACGAACATATGAGTCAACATCTATACTCATAGTTTTATGGGCATGAAGATGCATAGACTGAATAAGAATCAAAATACCCACAAGCATGAGATTGAAGTGAGTAATCGGTGAAAGAAAAATTCTTTTCATAAAAAAAGAGGGGTCCTAAGACCCCTCAATTCTAGCACAGATTATCAGAAGCTGTACTTCAGACCAGCCTTGGTTCCGTAGTTAGTGTCAGAACCGTCAGCAGTCAGGAAGGAGATTTCACCGTAGACAGACAGTGCATCGGTCAGAGGAGCACCGATACCAGCCTTACCAGAGAACTCAACCTCAGTGTCAGCACCGTCAGGAGCAACCAGGCTAGGACCTGCTTGGACGTACCAACCAGCATCGCCCAGAGCACCTTCGTAACCTACGTGAGCGTCGGTGTTGGTTCCAGCATAGTCAGAACCAACGAATCCAGAGTTTGCCTCTACATTAACGTAAGGACCTGCAAAAGCAGCACCAGCGAAAAGGGGAGCAGCAGCGGCAGCTGCGAGAACAGATTTGATCATTTTAGATACCTCGTAATTTTTTCTTGCGGAATGGTTACCCGCAGATGATGGGTCGGTTCGACATCGACCGCATGAATAGAATACCACTTTTTGGTGGCGGTGTCAACAAAACGTCTGCGAGTAGTTGAGGCTTTCGTTTGTTGTAAAACGTAACATTGTTGCGTTTGAGTATTTATACTAACAGATTTTTTAAAGTCTGTCAACCTGGTTGGTTTTCCGTACTCTGTTGTTGTGCAGCAGAATTGTGGGCAATCCGACCAAGATAAGGATCATAACTCATCCACTCACGAATGTCAACTGCAGCACCTTGCTGTTGCCAGTAGTTGGTCAGAGCAGCATGAGGACCCTGGTGGAACACTCCAATGTGCTCCTGGTGTATCGTAGACCCAAACTGCAAGTTGTATAAAAAGAGTGGGATTGAATAGGTCTTACCAGATTCAAGAACAACATCTTCAGATACAGCTCTAGGTTGAACACCATTATCAAGTTTGTACTTATCACCACGAACATGATGCTTAATAATTTTTGCTGCATGATGCCTAGAAATCAAATAGGCAGCAGCAGAGAAATCATTAATGAATTTTAGATGTAACTTGACATGAATATCTCCCGTTGTGATTGTAGCCATCTGGATACAATCCCAATCATAAGGAAGCAGTCCTACAAATTCCTGCCAAGTAAAATTCCAATATCTAACGGTAGAAAAATCTACATCATCCTCAAGGATCATGCAATATTCATCTTCAGTTTGTTCATAGAAATGTTTAATTGCCTTGATATGAGACATACAACATCCCAATTCTGCCTGACTTACGTTGTCAGGAATCCTTCCTTTCAGATGTTCAGATACATCGTCCTCTCTTGCATCATATCCAACAATGCGAATATGGTTCTCAACCTGCCAATGCTTAAACTGTTCCTCCATATAGAACCGTCTATTTTCATCAGCATCTAAATTGAGCCAATAAATTGCAGGGAGACCTTTCAGTTTGTGTACGGACTTGTTACGGTCCATCTTACTAAATTCGTGTCCATCCATCGGGAATCAAGTCTGAAGTATTGTGGTCTTTAGTGTATCCAGTTCCAAACCACTGGAGAGGGGCAATAACTTTCTTATCTTTATTGGTAGAGAGCCATGCACCCCACCAAGAGAAAGTTGAGTTAGCAATAACAAAGTCATTGCAGAGAGACATCAAACAAAGATCAACTCTGTTATCAGTGTTCTCAGAGATCAGGAACCTGTCATCAGTAAAGTTTTCATTGCACCATTCAGGATCATCAGAGAAGACAATCACATTGCGATCACTATCAAACTGTTCCAGTCCTTTTTGATAATACTCAAGAGAACAAGGAGGATGATTAGCACTGTTCTTTACATAATCACCACGACGAACATGAAGTGCGATTGGATTATCAACACCAGCAATCATCTCTTTACAGGGATCAAGGATTCCATCCTTGAACGTAAAGTCATTACGAATCTCGTCTTCAATATGTTTGAAATATTTCTCTGTCTGAAAATATCCTTGCAAACTCACATGATCTGGACACATACGAAAAAGTTCTTCATCAAAGTGAAAGAACCTTTCATTGACAACAGGAGCATGTCCCCTATTTAACAGTCCAACATTAACTTGAAGATCAAAAGAGTCGAACAGTTCAGTACGCAGCATGTTTCCGATGCCATCATCAACTGCATGTTCATAATAGGGAATGCAGAAGTCCACACCAGTGTTCCGTGCAATGCCCTTTAGAGAGGCATACTGGAACATCTGGTTGGCAAGTCTACCCATCCTTCCAAGGGCATTAAATCCAATCATTTCAGTTGTTCTCTACGTGTTTTAAGATAGTCCTGGTTCTCATAATAGTTCACTAACTGATCTCTGTCAAACGTTTTGATTGTATTCCAGAGTTGCCAATTGTTATTGAAGTTTGGATTACTAAACCAGGAGTTGTGTGTTCTACCATGCTCAAGATGATAGACATAGTTATCGACTCTTCCGATACGATTACCCAGTGTGCTCATACGGAAGTAAAACTCATCATCCTCACATCCCCATGACACAAAGTTCTCATTCATCATGTAACAGTCAATATATTTTTGACGATCGATAAATTGTGACCATCCAATAGTTGAATTAGATATGGTCTTATTCTTATCTAGGACAGCAGTTCCACTCCAAGATTGAACAAATTCACTGAAGATCTGCATATTATATTCTGCCTTCCACTGATAAATGCCACACCCATAAGGATAGACAACATCAAAGTGATTATCTCTAATCATCTCATAGGCTTCTGTGTATGATGAAATTGGAAGAATACAATCTGCATCATAGTTAGCAACAACCCTGGTATCGGCAGCAACAATTAAGTCATTCAGAACTTTACTCTTACAGAAGAGTGGATCATTGCTCTCTTCATACAGGCAAGTTAAGTTTTCAGTATCAGCATACTTTTTAATCTCAGGAAGTGCTCTGAACTTAAAAGTGTTCCTGCCAGATACTTCTTTGACAATAACCTTTGCATGTACATGTCGCAACAAATAAGAGACCGATGAGATGATATTTCTCAATCGGTCTTCTGTTTCAATTCTAGTTGGAATCAGGAAAGTAAGATCCATTATGATTTCTCTACAGCATTAAACTCAGGGTCAACAAGTTCATCGGGCAGTTGTCCTTTTATCCATTGCTCAGGATAAAAATCTTTCAGGTCTTTATAGCAAGGATTGATCTTGTAAAAGAATGGGCCAAAGTATGGGAACTGATAGACAGTATCATACTTCTTATCTTTCTGTAACCAGGATCCCCACCATCCAAAAGTGCTATTTGGAATGATAGAACCGTTGCACAAACTAATCATACAAAGATCAATCCAAGGCAACAAACTATATTCCATTTCACCACGACCATTCAAAACTTTGTAATTAGAATACTCTCTCTGTTCAGAGATAAGGAATCTATCTTGCTTGAAAAGTGGCTGCTCCTGAACCCAATTGAGTTGATCAGTAAACACAAGGACTGGTACATCATCAGGAAAGTTTTCCTTTAATATCCTTTCATACCATCCAACTGATGCTACAGGATACATATCAGGTCTACCAGTAGCATCAGTTCTACGCACATGAAGTGCGATTACATTGTTATCAAATTGACTGATAAACTCTTTACATGGATTGTAAACCTCATCAACAAATTCAAAGTCCTCTCTAATCTCATTTTCAATGTGCTGAAAATATTTGGTGGATTGCCTGTATCCATCGATGTTTATATTATCAGGACAGTTTTCAAAAAACACAGGATCGAAATCATGTGAAGGTTCATCATGCGTTTGCCAATCAGCAGGGACGTATCCTATGTTCTCCTCCTTGAGGTGTGGTAGTTTGAAACCATCCATTAGCACATACTCTGCCATATGGTTTGTCTCAGCATCTCTAGAAGGAATACACCACTGATACCCATGTTTGGCAGCAATGCCCCTTAGAGAGGCATACTGAAACATCTGGTTACCCAATCTACCATTGATACCAAGTCTATTATATCCAATCATAATTCCATTAAAAGTAAATTATATATCCATCAATTGGATAAGGTGCTGCAGTTTATCAAAGCAGACAAACTGACTGTTCCCAACATAAAGTCCATGGTCATGAAGAATGTTGACATTGGGAGTTTCTCTTTGAGTGCAGAGACTGTACTTTTTAAATGCAGGGTGATACAGAAGATTACCACTAATCACTGGTCGATACTCAATGCCTTCATCTTTGAATACTTGCTTCAGTTTTTGAGCATTCTCCTTTTCCCTACAAATCAAAGGAAAAGAGAAACTACTATTACCTTTTTGAAATTCTGGAAGATAGTATTTAAAGATGTGATCCTGTGCTTTTTTTAACCACCAATCATAGTTCTCTCGACGGAGTTTTACATTCCTATCCAGTTTCTTAAGTTGAGATGAACCAAGAACTGCACATACTTCATGGTTACGGAAGTTATAACCATCAGTTACAAACAAGAAAGCAGGATCAATGTTAGGGTTCTGAGATGCATACTGAGGGAAATAAAGATCAGACTCTCTTGCCATTCCATGAGATCGTTTGATTCTCATCAGGTCATGAAGTTCTTCATTGTCAGTGCAGATCATTCCACCTTCAATGGTCGTGATGTGATGCCCGAAGTAGAAACTAAAGGTGGATCCAATGCTATGAGTTCCTCGTTTCTTACCATCTGGACCTTCTACACCATGAGATTCACACACGTCTTCTAGAATCAGAGCATCGGGGAAGATCTCTTTCACATACTCAACATCAGATGACAATCCAATCAGGTGTGTAATGAACACCATTTTGATATCAGGATGCTGTTCTGCAACATACTTCAACTCATCCTTATCGAAGGAATAGTTATTCAGATTGATATCGCAAAAGATTGGTTCAAGATTATTCTGAATGATTGGAGCAACATTTGTCATCCAAGTGGTTGCAGGAACAAGAACTTTATCACCATCTTTGAGATCGTAATATTCTTTTACTGCAGCAACCAGAAGAAAGTTTGCAAGACTTCCGTTACCAACATAGAGAGAGTTTTTTGTGCCAAGCCACTCCGACCATTCCTTCTCAAACCTACGAACTCTAGGTCCATTAGTAAGACGACCAGCTGTCAAAATAAACTTTGCCATCTTGAGACGATCTGTCAGAGTGATCGTCTCCTCCATCAAAGGCCAATACATTACTTTTTGTCTCCTAATTTAAAGTATTCATATGTGTGGAAAAGACCTTGGTCCAAAGAGGTTTGATCAGACCACCCAAGGTCATTTATTTTTGAAACATCAAGAAGACGTTGCTTTACTCCTTCTGGTTTGGTTTCATCCCATCTAATCTCACCCTCATATCCTACCACATCAACAATGTGAGCGACAAGTTCTCTAATCGAAACGTCCTTTCCTGGTCCAATATTAATAACATCAGGGGTCTCATCAATTGACATAAGATGAATCAAAGCATTTGCAAGATCTTCAACATAGATGAGTTCTCTTCTTGCATTTCCTGTTCCCCAACACTCAACAAATTCCTTTTCAGATACTTTTGCTTCATGAAATCTACGAAGCAATGCTGCAACAACATGACTTGAAGTTGGATTAAAATTATCTTTGGGTCCGTAGACATTACAAGGATTAACAGTGATAAAGTTGGTGCCATACTGCTTATTATATGCTTGACACAACTTAGTTCCAAGAATTTTTGCCATACCATAGGACTCATTCACTGGTTCCAATTTACCAGTCAGCAAGTATTCTTCTTTGATTGGTTGAATAGATTGTGCAGGATATACACTTGCTGATCCCAACATAATCATTTTCTTTACCTTGACACTATGACAAGAAGAAATGACATTTGTTTGAATCTTCAGATTATCTTCTAGATACTGAACTGGATTATTTTTAGTATCACCTATCCCACCACATTTAGCAGCAGCAAGAAAAACATAATCTGGTTTTGTATGTTCAAAAAACTGCTTAGTTTGATGCTCATCGCAGAGATCAACATCTTTGTGCTTGGCATATATTAAGTTTCGATATCCATTCTCACGAAGAACACGGACGAGAGCAGATCCAACCAGACCATTATGACCTGCCACATAAATTTTGCTGTCAAGATTCATTTTTACACATGTCATAAACTAACTCATCGAAGGTAATCTTTGGACTCCATCCAAGATCATTCTTTGCCTTTGAACAATCACCCAACAAAGTATCAACTTCAGATGGACGATAGTATTTTGGATTTACTTTGACAATAATTTTTCCAGTATTGTTATCGATACCAACTTCATTATCACCCTCACCTTCCCACACAATGTCCATGCCGAAATAAGGAGCAGCATGTTCGACAAACTTACGAACTGTATGCTGTTCTTCTGTTGCGATTACATAGTCGTCTGCCTGCTCCTGCTGAAGCATCAACCACATCGCCTCAACAAAGTCTTTAGCATGTCCCCAGTCACGTTTTGCATTTAAATTTCCAAGTGCCAGAACTTCTTGCTTTCCTTCAGAGATTGCCTTCAAACCACGGGTGATTTTTCTTGTCACAAAAGTTTCACCACGTCTTGGCGACTCATGATTAAACAAGATGCCACTACAAGCATACATTCCATATGCTTCTCTATAGTTCTTTGTTGTCCAATATGCATATACTTTAGCACAACCATAAGGAGATCTGGGGTGAAATGGTGTAGTCTCCTTCTGAGGGATCTCTCTAACCTTACCAAACATCTCTGACGTAGATGCCTGATAGATTCTGGTCTTATGCTCAAGACCCAAAAGACGGACAGCCTCAAGGACACGAAGTGTCCCAAGACCATCCACCATACCAGTGTATTCGGGGGTTTCAAAAGACACTTTTACATGACTTTGAGCACCCAGATTATAGATTTCATCTGGTTGAACTTTCTGAATCACTCTCACCATGTTAGTGGAGTCGGTCAGATCACCATAGTGAAGTATGATTTTACCAAAGATATGGTCAATCCTATGAGTGTTAATCATGGAAGATCTTCTGATGATTCCGTGAACTTCATATCCCTTCTCTAAGAGAAACTCAGCAAGATATGAACCATCTTGACCTGTGATACCTGTAATAAGTGCTGTCTTCATAAATCAATTCTCTGAAAGGAATGCAAACAACTCATCATAATTCTGATCTTCCTTGCGGAATCGACACACCTTTCTATCATTGCGACCAAGAATGATATCAGCAAACTGAGTTCTGTTCTGAATCACTTGATCTCCGATGATAACTTGGTTAGTCTTGCAGTAATATGCAGCAAGATCACCAGGACTTGTGCCAGTGTTAATAAAACTATTAGAGTCATCTACAATCGTTAGGAATAATCTTACATCCAAGTTACCCCTCATGTCAACGTAGTGAATATACTCACTTTCAATTTCAGGGAACCTAACAAGATCATGAATCACCACAAGATTTTTTTTGTTATTGATATGATAATCAACTACTTTGGCATAGAAATCAAACTCTACACTTCCAAATCCAAGATCACCTGAGGTTCCATCTTTTCCTACAAGATAATCATCGATGTTAGCAGATCCATAGTTTCTAGTCTTAAAACTATTCTTAACAAAGAAAGTATTGTACTCTCCAATACCCAAACCCTCTCCACGTTTGAAAGAAGGATCCCACAGATTCAAATCATATGACTGAACTTTATCGATGTAGTATTTGCAACTTGGAAAACGCCATGGTCCATCTTCACCATCAGCATATTGATGACCAGGACCAGGAGGCCAACCAAGTTCCCAAGGAAGTCTCTTACCAATGGGGAAGATAATGTTTCTGAAGGTGTATCCAGAGAATGCATCTTCATATGCATCTTCATCAAAGTTGCGAACAGTAAACCAGAATGCAACTCCACGATCATCAATTGTTTTGAAATTGTTGAGGAGAAGTTCTGTTTCTTGATTGTCCGAGTATGCCTTTGTGGTATCAAGAAAACCCTCAAGACTTACAAGAATATCTACTTTACCTTCATAAAAAACTTCTTGACCAGGAAAACAAAATCCCAGGATCGGACCTTTTACGTCCTCAAAAAATTCTCTGAACAATTCATTGAAGTATGTTGGATAGAATCCATACTCTGTCCAGACATAGTTGACCAATGAATATTCTTCAGTATCAATAGTATCAAGGATTCCCTTGATCTCATCAACAGATTTGATTGAAAGATTTTTTGTTTCTCTAGTCATAATTCAACAATAAATACGGGTTCTTTGATGTTCTCTGGACTGTCAACAAATCTCACTCTATCTCCATACTTTACATAGAGTTCTTCTTGAACTTGTGGTACTGCTTTGTGATCATTACGGACATAAACTCTATGACCACGATCAAGGAAGTCAGTGCATAGTTTAAGTTGTTGACTTTCCGTTAGGATATCAGTTCCTTTCTTATATGCAATCGAGTCAAAATAGAAAGGATTGTTGCTAGTGTTTACAGATTCATAATACTCACAAAGGAACACTGCATGTTGTGTGTTAATTTCATCAGTAACAAATCCTAAATTATATTCTAATCCAGATTCTTTTGCAAAGGCAGCAAATGCTCTATTATCCCTTGGCAAACAAGGACCACCATATCCATATCCATAGTTCAGATATTTCTTACCAACCCGACTGTCTGCACCGATGGCACCAAGAACAGAAGTAATCTCATCTCCACATCCAGATTGACGCAACACATCACCCAACATGTTAGCATAACTGATTTTAGTTGTCAGGAAACAATTCGTTGCGATCTTAGTTACCTCAGCAGCAGTGTTTGACATTGTACAAACAATTGCTCTGGTTGTTTGAATCTTGATATACAGTTTTTTGATGTCAGCAACTATGTCATTGATTGTTTCATCTTGCAGATCATGACCCAACAGAACCATGTCTGCCGTTCTCAAATCATTGATGATAGATCCCTGAGCAATAAACTCTGGGTTATAAAATACCTTGACATTGCTAGGAAGTTCTGCCGCAAACTTATCACAGTCCCCAGGGTTTGTTGTACATCCAACAACGAAGTATTTCTTCTTCTCTACACCCTCAAAACACTTCACAACGTCCCACACAGAAGAAACATTGTACGATCCATCAGGTAGAGAAGGAGTTGCTACGAGTGTGTAGATTAAATCACACTCTTCAATAACCTCTCTATTGTCAGTTGTTGCTCTAAAATTCTTTGCTCTCTTCAGAAGATTAGAGACCTCTGGTTCATTAGTAATAATTTCTCTATTGTTCAGACTGTTTACATAGTCCTCTCTAATGTCAGAGACAAGAACATCATATCCTGCTTCATCACAAAGGAGTGCAAAACAGATACCAAGTCTACCAGCCCCAATAACTCCAATTTTCATTTTACGACTCCTACGATTTTGGTTTTGCAGTGATCAGCAGATGCCAACCAATTTTCTTTTCAAGCACATCAAACATTTCTTGGGGCATTGCCTCAAACCATGGTTGTTTAACATACTCTCCCTTCTTGTATGGTTCAATCTGATAAGGAAAAATGTGATCTCTCTCAATCGAAACTACGTCAAAGTAATCACCTAGAAGATCATGAATCTCTTCCTCAGTATAAGTGTAAGCAACTGGACATCCGTACTGTGCCTCAGGTTGATCAAGACCAATACTGATCATGTAGTTCTTCCAAGATTCAGAAGAATACAGCATCAGTTTGAACATACCATCCTTCGCAAGATACTTACTGATCTCTGCCATAGCTCTCTCAGGGTGAGGAGTATGGTGCAGAACACCCCATGAATAGATCAGATGATACTTCTCAGGAGGAAGAAATGATGAAAGTTCCTCAGCATTGCCTTCGTAAAAATCACCTGTTTGACCATAAACTTCAAACCTTTTCTTAGCCAATTCAAGACTCTCAGAAGAAAGTTCGACCCCAGTGTACTCAGCACCATACCTTGCAAAGTTAATGCCTGCGGTAGCAAGTCCACAACCAATTTCCAATACCTTCTTACCATTCCACTCATTGAACTTTGAGAATGACTTGATGTGAGGTTCGACAAAGAATTTCTTCTTCTCTACTTCATCAAAATATTCTTTCGATCCAACTTCTTTCTTAGAATGTCGAACATTACAGGGTCTTGTATTCCAAAAATCCTGCACATCTTTAATAGTGTTTTTCATGTGTAACTGGTAAAGTCGTAGTTTGCTCTAGTAGAATTAACGGTGAATGGTCCATTAGTAAAGTTATCTCTCACAATCTTCTGATTGCTATTGAGAAGTGATGCGATCCAAGAAAAAGAACTATTTGACATAACAAATAGATCTGCATGTGACATATGATATAAGTCAGTGATGGCATCTTCATCCAGGTGAGCAATAATGTTAAAGTTTTTATTCTTTAACTTAGTAAACTCACTGAAATCAGATGTAAATCCTTGCGAGTGAATGTGCAGATTCACATCTTGACCGTCAAAAGTATTTTTCAGAACAGTAATTAAATTCAGATATCTTTGATAGTCTTTCTCATAAAAGTATAGTTCTCTCAGAGGGGAGACAATCTCTGCTGGAACATCATTTGGGTTTGGTGTTCTAACATGCCAAGAAATATTAATCTTATCATCAAAATATTTCTCACCATTGTATACCAAATTTGCTCTCATTTTGTCAATCCTTTCTTTTGTAAAGATTTGAGAGACATTTGCCTTGCAGAAATGTGCCAGGTAAAGGTGACACCAGTGGAGATTGACTAATATATTTTCTTCACTGTCCCTGTGCTCTTCAATAAATGCTTGCAATTCACCATTGAATATTTGAGCACCTCTAGGATCTTGAGTTCCAGAAAGTTGTGCAAACATATGCACTCTATCCCACTCTTTTTTGATGTTGGACAGATTAAAGAACTCATCTAGGGATCCACAAAAGTCTTTTTCAGACTTGTTTGTATAAGAGTGATGAGAGATTTTTGTTGTACCAGAGAAGGTGTAATCAACACCCATAAAATCGGCAAAGAAGGCCAGTAGGATCTGGTATTGGAACACAGATCCTATGCCTTCAGTTCCCAATCCACTATATGGTGGGATCTCTTTCTTCCAAGTGTCATCAGACACTTCATCACTAACAATTAGACAGACGCTCATACTGTAAAGGTAGGAATGGGAATCATCTTGTGCTTGTTCTGGGTGTTGAACTTATGCAGAACTCTAACAGCAGGTCCAGTGCCATGTTCCATAGCATACTCCAGATCAGCATAAGATGCACCAAGTTGATCCTCATCAGTTCTACCATCGTCCCACAGACCATCAGTTGGTTGTGCTTCAATGATTCTCTCATCGATACCAAAGAACTTACCAAATTCCCATACCTCAGTTTTGTAGAGGTCTGCAATGGGTGCAATATCTACACCACCATCACCATACTTAGTATAGAAACCAACACCATAATCTTCAACTTTGTTTCCAGTACCAACAACGATACCACCAACAGTTGCAGCAACCTGATAGAGAGTGACCATGCGAATGCGAGACCTGGTATTGGCAAGTGCCATCTTATCAGATCCATAATCTTCACCCATGATACCCTTGAAGGTTTCAAAAGTTTCTGAGTGATCAAATCTCAGAACAGTTACATTATCAAACTTTTCATCCAACCAATTAAGGTGTGCTTCTGAGAGATCTTTTTGACCTTCGATCTGGTTGATCGGCATACCAATAGCATAGGTTGGCAGACCAGTTGATGCTGCAAGAGTAGAACTCACTGCAGAATCAATACCACCAGAGACACCAATTACCAATGATTTGATGTTGTTAATGGAACAGTAGTTATGTAACCACTCAACAATACGTCCTTTTAGTTCAGAATAATCAGTAAAACGATTCATTGAATTTCTTAACGATTTAACAAGATAATAGCATACAAGGATGCTTTAGACAACTCTTCCGTAGTTATCTTCCAATCTAACGATGTCACTCTCATCACAAATACCACGTTGAACTTCAATAAAGGTTATCCCATCTGGACCAGCAGTTGCTCTGTGAATATTTTTTGGTGGAATGTGAAATCTATCACCAACTAGACAATTTCTTACTTCAAACCCATCATTAATTATACCACTTCCCTCAACAATAATCCAATCTTCCCAACGGTGATTGTGATATTGAAGTGAGAAAGATTGGTTTGGGTTTACGTAAATTCTTTTTACTTTATACGATTCAGCATCATATAAAGTCTCAAACATACCCCAAGGTCTTTCTTCAGTTTGGAATGAAGAAGTCATGATCATTGATGCCTCTATCGTCAATATACAAATCTGCAGCAGGTTTACCTAAAAATAAGTCATGGAATTTGCAACCCCATGACTCTAATTGTTTCCAGGTAAAATCGTAGAATGTTTCCTCTGCGATCTTTCGGCAGTTATCAAACTGACCCATACCTCTAGCTGTCAGATATATGATGGTGTGTCCTTCATCATATAACTTATTTATGAAGTCAATCCTACCCTGTCGGGGAGTAGCAAGAGTATATCTTGTCTCCCTGTCCGGTCCAGGATCGCAGATAGTACCATCAATATCTACAACATACCTCATTCATCTTCAAACTTGAGACCAAGATTAGAAAGAACAGGATAATCTGTCTTCACATAATTGATCTTGATGTCCTTGAATCCTTCACTGAACTTCTCAACAATTTCAGATTTAACACCATTACGAGTGCCGTTGAGATCACGTACCAGAAGAGCAAGTTTGCCGATTTCTGCGAGTGGAAGATCATTTGCATCAACTACAGGACCAGTTCCATTGCGACTGTCCATCAGTTTACGCATTCTGGTTTCATAATCCCAGAGAGTTCCGTTGATTTCATACATCTTTTCAACGTATGGAGTAACTTCTTCAGCATTATACTGACTAATTTCCTCAGAATATGAGTTCACTTCATGAGAAACATCTTCACTAGTACGTTCGGACTTGAGTTTAGAAATTGTATATCGGTCAATGATTTCAGAAATAGGCATTTTCATAGTAGCACCTCGTTAGTTTGGAATGTAGACAGGATTTTTGGAGAAGGGGATGTGCTTCACATCATCATTGTGGTTCCCCTGATACATGATGTATTTTTCTGCCTTGATATCTAGCATATCAATCAGATAGGGCACAGATGTATGTACTGTATGGATTTCTTTAGCATTCTCAATGACCTTACACCAGTCAAAGAGGGAGAATCCACCAACAATATCTAGGTTTACTGCAGGATATTTGAAGTCCTGCATCACCAATACATCATTTTTACGATTATCTGTGTTTGAATAACGGTTTACAAAGGTATATTCTGAGTCATCTTTCAAACCAAGGACATCATAATAGAGTTCATTTTCCTTGTCAATGTTGCGATTGAACTTGAATCCTTTAGACCAGTCATGCCAATCAAGATGCATGAGATCATACTTAGCAGACATGCAAGCACAGGTATCCTCATCAGATACACCGTAGTCATTGCCCCAGAGATGTGCTTTCATGATACCAAGATAGACAAAATTGGGAGATACGATGATCACATCCTGACCATAGTACTGTTTTCCAGGAAAATCATCGTTCATTGAACAGAATTCAATGTCTGGAATATAGTCTTTGATCCAGATAATCTTATCTCTCAGTGGCCAAATGACTCGATAACCCATAGCAAGATACTTTCTTGCCACGTATTGGAGGAAGAAAACATCACCAACTCCAGCAAAGTGGTGGATAAGACAAATTTTATCGTTGTTCAAAATAATTCTCCCACATAAAGTCTTCAACGTTTTCCATCTTCAGTGCTCTCTCAAAGTTGTCCTTGATAGCATCCATTCTGGAATAATACATCTCCTCTGTCAGTTCTTCAATGTCAAATCCATCCTCAAGAATGATGATTCCATCAGTGTTGAACCACTTACCAATGTTTGGAGTACCGTAAAAGATGGGTACAGTACCGCAGAGGAAGCAATCAATGATCTTTTCGGTGAACCAGTTGTCCATATTCTCAATGGCAACAGAGAACATGTAGTCAGCAAGACCCTCTTCCTTCCGTTCAATCTCCATATCACCACGTCCCTTACCAAACCAGGGGGCATATGGAGCCAGTTGTTCAACCATTGCAAGACGATCACGATGCCCAGGCAACCAAGATTGCATGGAACAAATAATCGATACTAGTTTGGTCTTAGGATAGATTTGAGGTTCTTCAATGTAAGATCCGTACCCAGGAATCCAGCAAATTCTGTCATGCAGTTCACAAAGTTCCTCAGACCAAGTAAAAATCTTCTCATAGCAATTCATATATGCATCAAGATTTTCTTTTACTTGATCAATAACTGGTTGCATGATCCAGCCACACTCAAAAATGATGCCATATTTGACAGCACTCTTTGAGTCTTGAAGACCAACAGGGAGAAACTTATCAACATAGAAGGTTTCATCTGTTGATACAAGAGAATTAAAAGTATCTTGTTGTTTTCCCTCACCACAGTGAATCCAATCAAGATACTTGGATTCTTTTCCATGAATCATGTGACCTTTGTTTCCATTACTCAAATGAATCCAACTGTCATTCAGTAGTTTAAATTGTTTTTTCATATCAACACCCATCTGCGATAACAAACATTTCGTATTTTAGTTCTGGATTCATGCACATAGAGGCAAGGAACATATTGCTGCTGCTTCCAATAGCCAGATCAGTCTTGGAGGTCAGAGCAACATCAAGAAATGCATTCTGATACTCAGTATCATACTCAACATCAGTCATTGGTTCTTGAGTATAACGACCACCTTTCCAGTCAATATCAATCGGGAAACGATCTCTATTAGTAGTGATCAACCTATCACCAAACATATCACGGAATTGATCCACGAAAGGTTGAATCAGTGTAGTAAGGAGAATCGCATCATAATCATCAATGCGTTCTTTCACACAACGAATAGAATTCTCCATGACTGCAGGACCACCAAGTTTATATCCCTTGGTTGCTCCAGCATAGTGCTCAGAGTGACGAAGCATAAGGGTCATAACCTTCTTACCTTCAATCAGTTTTTCCTCTTCTGCGATCAGTTTCTTCATACGATCAGTGAAAGTAAACTTATTCCACTGTCGATTCAAAGCAACTCTGGTATTGTTGAAGAATTCAGTATCGGTATACTGTTCCTTCTTACTTCCTCTACCATCATACTTCAAAGTGTCTTCCGGATAATTAGAAAACTGATCTTTGATATCAGCAGGGTAGGTTTCAAAATAAGTAAACTCCTCAGGATACTCCTTTGTCATGTACTCATTTGGTTCAAAGAAGTCAAATAGAATATTTTCTCCTACAACTTCATCAATATTATTACAATCTGCAGAACTAAACCAACGATAGTTGGAGTAACTGCTACCAGGGTAGTGGGTTTTGTTTCTAGTATGCAAAGCAAGATTGATCTCTGGATTCTTCTCTGCAGTTTCCATCCATGCCAATTGTGCTAGGAACCCACTAAAGGTCCCAGCACAATTACCTGAAACAACGTTCATCTCAAACAGTCCCCGCGACTAGTCCAAAACTATCTTCGTAGTAGGTGGGTTCTTCACTCTGCTTGACTTGCTCTTCAACCCAGGCATATGTCTTAGCCATACCTTCTTCCAGAGTCATAGTGTAGTCCCAACCAAGTTTCTCACGAACAAGATCGTTGTTGGAGTTACGACCACGAACACCCAGAGGACCGTCAATGTGCTTCTTGACAATGGTCTTACCAGCAACCTTGGCAGCAATGTCTGCCAGTTGATTAATGGTGACCATCTCCTCAGATCCAATGTTCACAGGACCAGAGAAGTCGGATTCCATCAGACGACGAGTTGCTTCAACACACTCCTCAACGAAAAGGAATGAACGAGTTTGCTCACCATCACCCCAGATTTCAACTTCTCCACCATCTGCTGCCATTGCAACCTTGCGACACATTGCTGCAGGAGACTTCTCTCTACCACCAGTCCAGGTGCCCTCAGGACCAAAGATGTTGTGGAAACGACCGATGTGAACTTCGATGTTGTGATTGCGGTTGTATGCAAGGAAGAGACGTTCTGAGAACAGTTTTTCCCAACCATACTCAGAGTCAGGACCTGCAGGATATGCATCGGTCTCTTTCAGACCAGGATTGTTAACATCCATCTGAGCATACTCAGGATACATGCAAGCACTGCTGCTGTAGAAGATCTTGGTCTTGTTTACACCCTTGTTATCATTCAACTTTCTTTGTGCTTCAAGAAGGTTGATATTGATAGATGCAGAGTTACTCATGATTTCAGAGTCATTATCTCCACTGAAAACAAATCCTGCACCACCCATGTCAGCAGCATACTGATAGATTTCATCAAAAGTATCAGTATATTCAGAGGGAACAAACTTGTAGAAGTTTGCAGCATATCCTTTGAACTCTACAACACGTTCAACCAGACTAGCATCAGTAAGGTCACCTTGAATAAATTCATCGGCAACAGTAGCAGAATACTCTGGATACTTAAGGTCTACCCCACGAACCCAATATCCCTCACTACGCAGCCTTCTCACCATGTGACTACCAATAAAACCACCAGCACCCAACACCAGTGCTGTCTTCTTACGTTCAGTCATAAAATTTTGATAATTGTGTTAGTATATATGATAATAAAAAAGACGGTTGATGTCAACCGTCTTTGTAAGGTCTTTCATGCACGCCACTTGCTCTTTATCCTGAAGCAAGAAACAGGGCGGGAGTTAAACCCCATCCGCACCACTTGCTTTTAGGATAAGCAAGAAACCATTCAGAGGTGTTTGAATTTGCCAGGGAATGCTTCTTTCAGTGCTGCTGCGAGACCATCTGGCCAACCAGCACTTGGAGCTGCAGGGGCAGCAGGGGCATTTAATTTTTCAGAGAGTTGATGAAGTTTAACTTCAATCTCTGCCAATCTCCCCTCGATGACATTAAGTCTTCCTTCGACTTCGATATCATACTTAGACATCGATGCTCCAGTTGCAGATTTTCCTGATTTTCCTTGAATTGCCATTTGTACAATTAATAACTTCTCTGTTTATTTAGTTTTTTAGAAGGGTCTAATGACTCCACCAGTTCTGTTATAGTCCATCCGTGACTTAGGGAACCGTCCCGACCAGGGCATTTTTTAAGTCACTCCGCGACTACATCATCTCTTACATAACAAGGAACACGTTCTGGATCTAACCATTTCGTGTATTCAAAATCTTCCATAGCAGTCAGAAGTTGCATCTGATTGTCTAGAAGATACATGTCACTGTATCGTTTAGTGTATTCATTTGCTTTTTGAATACGATAGTCTGGCATACCATTGATTTCCAAGGTGCCACACTCAACATAACGATAGGGAAAACGCTCTAAGAGAATTTTCACGCAACCTCCACAGTTTCAAGATCAGACGCAATGTATTCCATAAGAATTTCGTAATCGTCCAGAGGATCTCCAGAGAAAACTACACCTTCACCTTCATAATACCGACGAACCCTTTTGAAAAGTTTCGGATTCTTTACATCAAGGAAAAATTCACCGTTTGCTGCACCACGAAGGGTCTGAACGTCTTTCTTGAACTTAGTTGTAAGTGCCATTGTTTTGAATGTTGACCTTAGTATTATAAGGGTTTGACGGAGATCCGTCAATGGGGGATGTGGGGATCGAACCCACCTCAGCCGAATTATGAGTTCGGTGCATTCACCAGATTGCTAATCCCCCTGGTAGGACTGCTGGGAATTGAACCCAGTTTACCCCGTTATAAGCAGAGAGCATTAACCAATATGCGACAGTCCCTCAGGATGCTTCTGAGTGATCAGTATACATGCGTATGAGTTCATCATCCGCTGGAACCATCACTGCTTTATCTCCGTTCTCGTTCTCTATACCTATCGTCTCTCCGTTCTCCACTCTTTCAAAAAGAGTTTCCCAGTTCTCTTGCCAGTATTCCACAGAATAAAAATGCATCGTTGTAATATGTATGCAATCGGGGTGAAAGGATTTGAACCTTCGGCCACTCGCTCCCAAAGCGAGTGCTCTACCAAACTGAGCTACACCCCGTTATGTGTTTATTATAACCCTACTTGTGTCCTCTGTCAAATGGTTCCCAGTGTTCCCATCCATACTTATGAACTGCCCACATTCCTATGATGGGGACAAAGACTAAAATGGTTGAGAGGAATCCTAATCCGTATGGGTTGTTTAATACAACACCACAGAATCTAGCAAACTGTAACATCATTCTTGAAAAACCGATAAGATGAATAGAAATAATCCGAAGAAACAAACTAATCCAATTAAAATAAAAGGAATATAATTAGCTAGGATATGCATGGTACAACCCCCAGACAACAAAACATGCAACTGAAGAAAGTATAATTGTTGCTGAAATACTAGTTACTGGTTTCATTTCTTTTTTTCCAAAGTTCTAAGAAGTAACGATCTACATTATACAAATCACCTTGAGGTGGTTGATCTTCAATCTGAGACCATTCATTACAGAGTGCTCTCATTTCAATAGTGATATGATCAGGTCTAAACATCCTACCAAATGATGACATGGCAAACGCAAATCTCATTCTAATGCGCTGTTCCATTTCCTGAGTAGGCGTCGGTTTCATAATAGTTATTCTCACCCTTTCTGTGCCCGAAATATGCGGTGGCACATATAAAGGGTAGTGATCCGAAAAGTAGGACATGTGCTAAAGTCATCTTACGTTGTGTCCTCCGAACATATACCGCATTCCATTCAATACCTTTCTTCCAAATACACCCAATGAACGAGAGTTAAAACGCTCATACAACGCTGTAGTAATGACAGGAGCGGGGACACCCAAATCGACAGCGGCATGAACAGTCCAACGACCCTCACCACTATCGCTAACTCCCCCACCGAACTTGCTAAGTTCTCTATCGCCCCGTAGTACATCAGCGGTAAGATCAAGTAACCAACTGCCAACAACAGAACCACGACGCCATAACTCAGCCACTTCAGCAACGTCAATATCATATTGATAATCCCTCGGATTCTCCATCGGAGCCACCTCAGCATCACCTTCCTTAACGTACTGTGACCCAGCATTAGCTTCATGCAGGATATTAAATCCTTCTGCGTATGCTTGCATGATTCCATATTCGACACCGTTATGAACCATTTTTACAAAGTGACCTGCTCCAGGTCCACCACAATGTAACCAACCATGCTCAGCAGAAGTCTCATAACTTAGAGGATCAGTGCGATGGGCAGATCCAATGCCAGGTGCGAGTGCCCTGAAAATGGGGGCACAGACAGATACTGCGCTATTTGAACCACCAACCATAAGACAGTATCCACGCTCCAGACCATAAACTCCACCACTAGTACCGCAATCAATATATTGGATGCCCAGTTTTTCCAGGGACTCGGCTCTGCGGCGCGAGTCCTTAAAATTGGAATTGCCATGATCAATAATAATATCCCCGTCGCTAAGTAATGGTAGTAACTCATTGATCGTGTCCTCTACTAGTTCTGCGGGGATAACAAGTTGAAAAATACCAGGACACTCTCCAGCACTTCCACCATCCTTTACAACTTTAACAAGATTTTCTAAGTCAGTAGTGACTCCACTAACATAACCTTTTTCATATGCCTCTTCGGCTTTGGCATAATTTCTTCTGTATCCCCAGGTTTCAATACCTACTTTCATCATACGACGAGACATACCCTCGCCCATTCTACCTAAACCAATAATGCCTACTTTCATGGATTCCTTGGGTCTATGTTTAACTCTGTGAGATAATCGATCCACCACTGTGGATCTTTTTTTAATTTCCATTTCGGAACTGATTGACCTTGAGACGAGTACCACTCATTAATCGATTCATCGATAATCTGTGCGGTCTCCATACTCCTCTTCCTCTTCATCAACGTCTGCATATGCATCTGCCACATAAGGTCCGTGTGGTTTGAGTGATTCTTCTCTGACATATTCTTTTTCAGAATTTACTGCCGCAATCCATACTGATAGTTTCATCACTATGTAGATTATACCCAACGGCAAGAAACATGCTATTAGAATGATGAATTGTTTCATTAACCTCTGTACCTCCCTGGCCATGTTAGTTGCATACCAGAAATTAGCAATAAAATAAAAGCAAATACAAACATTGTGCTCATTTGACCATCTCCATTGCTTTATATATCAAGCACGACCAACTAATGACAGGACTCCGTGACAATAGAATGCCAAAAGTATTCCACCAAGAATCGCACTTATAACTGTAGCAGTTTTATTATGATTATCGATTGCTTTATCAATGAGTTTCTGACACTCTTCTTTCGTGATGTAGTGCTCAGGTTTAATCTCGTCCATTCGATGACTCATCTAAAGATTCCAATTGCGTCATTCTATCTTTCCAGGTTACTCCACCTTCAAGTCCCATGCAAGGGTTTATGCAGGTTTCATCACTATAATTATTACAAACTAGTCCAGCAAGATCCAATTCATTTCCCAATTTACCAGTTCCAGACCAGTAATGCTGTCCCCCTATCCACGTTGCTCCACACTTTGGACACTCTTTAGTATCAGAGGTCATTCTCTTTGTGCTCCTTGAGTAGTTGTTGGTAGTTCGCAGTATCCTTGAGAAGTCTCCTTCTAAGTTTCTGCTCCATCCACTTCATTTGAATCCTTATTCCAGCATATCTGACTTGGAGATCTATAAATTGGACCAATCTCATAGTAGCATCATATCCAGCATAAGCAACTAATACGACAATTGTCAGCATTAGAAGATAAAAGAGAGTCATTTATAATCTCCATATAATTGTATATAGATGATACACAAAGTCTCAATACTTTCTAAAGAAAACGGAAGCGACTGGATTTGAACCAGTGGTGCCCGTGAAGACACAGTAGTTTTCAAGACTACCGCAATAAACCGCTCTGCCACGCTTCCAAGTTTAGTGTAATGAGACCAGCATGATGCTTTCTATGACAGATTGCACACAATCTAATACACTTCTTTGCCTCTTCTTTTAGGGCAGCGAGACCTTTCCCATTAGCATTAATCGTAAAAGACTTGGTGGAAGGATCTACATGATGTAAATCCATACAGACTGGAGGATGTGTCTGTCCACAGTGATAACATGGACCTGTCTTCAATTCTTCTACAAGATCCTTTCTACTATCTCTCTGCTTCTTTCGTTCGGCAACACCTTTACTGGTATGTGCCCAACGTCTTGCAGCTTCACGTTGTTTTGCAGGATCTTTATATGGCATGATTAATACAAGGGTTCAAATCTATTTAGAAGATTTGAACTTTCAACGGACATCAAAGTCCAATCTGCGGACCTTACGTCTACGTCTCTCCTCTTGATAGAGAAGTTCGGATCTAGAGAAATGACTATCAATCTTATTCTCTATATTGTTAGATACCATTACGACTTTATCTAAATCTTTGGCACCAATTTTGTTGTCCACAACACTCATCTGATTGGGACAACCACAGAACTGAATTTTGCTAGTGCTTGTCAGTTCTTTTCTACATTCTTTGCATCTGATAGTGATCATGACTCATGGTCCTCCGTGAATTAGGAATGGGAGATACTGGGATCGAACCAGTGACATACTGCGTGTAAAGCAGGCACTCTACCTCTGAGTTAATCTCCCAGACTCCTGCTGCTGGGCTCGAACCAGCGACCCTTTGATTAACAGTCAAATGCTACTACCAACTGAGCTAAGCAGGAATGAGTCCCCAGAAGGGGAAGCGAGTGACGGGGATCGAACCCGTGACAAGAGCTTGGAAGGCTCGCATGTTACCGCTACACCACACCCGCAGTGCGGGACTTACATGAGAGAGGAGGTGGTGGTGGTCTCTCTCAATGCCCAAGTGATAATTATAACATGGTGGATGTATAATTGTCAACGACTCAAGTAGGATTTGAACCTACGACCGACTGCTTAGAAGGCAGTTGCTCTATCCAGCTGAGCTATTGAGTCAAGGTGGTAGTTCCTATCGCCTCTAACCCTGAACTACCAAGGAGGTTACAGCAGTTGATTATGCTCTTTCGATACCGTCTGAGTAATCAACAAAGTCATCATACTGGTCTTGAGTAATTTCGTCAAGTGATACAACCTCTAAATCTTCTTTGGGATCGAACCATTCGTCAAACTCTGCCATGATTGCCATTTGATCATAGATTCGATCAATACCTTTGCCGTTGTACTCTTCAACTTTGTCGATTGCCCACTGTCGAACGTCGGCAACGATTTCTTCAGTCTCCATCATAATAGTCTTTTCGGAAGTACCTGCTGAGGATGTTGCTATTGTAGTAGGCAGGTCCTCCTGTGTCAAGGGATTCGGTAAGGACTCCGTTGAGGAAGAGTTGTCTGGTTTCTTCAAAGTTTGTTTTGCCAGGTGTTTTATGTAATGACAGGATAGTTCGACTAAAATTTTGTCTACCCAGTCGTTCAATGTCTTCTTTAAGTTCCGGACAAGACCCATAGTATTTTTTCCAGTCGGATTCTTTTTTTACTTTGCGTTTTTTACCAGGTGGTTTTCTGAAGGACCAGAAGTATTTTCTACCGATATACCTGCGACCGTTTTGGAGATTTGTAATGAGATAGACAAAACCGAAGAAATCGTCAATATTCTCAGATAGAAAAGGGGTTCCTTCAAATAACCAGGGGTTTTCATAATCGATATTCGTCAAGTATGTCAAAAACTCTGTTCACATATTTATGCGCTAATCCTCTTGCTTCTGATCCATACTTGTGCTCTTCCCAATAAAGATCATTCTTAAGTTTTTCTAACTTAGATTTGAGTTCTGGGAGTGAAATTTGATTTCTAGGCATAAAGGGGGGATGTTACTCCCCCTATGTATAGCAACAATCAGAGTTGGAAACCACTGAATGTGTCCTTTTTCACATCTTGCTTAATACCACCAACAACATAGGACTCTACTTCTGTCTCTTGTGGAGCAACCTGAAGACCCTTGGAGGAGATCCAGTGCTGTGTCCACGGCAGTGGATTGTTCTTAGCAGCAATGTCATACTGTGGTTTGAGATTGATTGCCTTGAGACGACGGTTTGCAATCCATTCAACATACTGTTGAAGAAGTTTATCGTTAAGACCAATCATAGATCCATCCTTGAACAGATAATCTGCCCAACGTTTCTCTTCATTTACGGCACGATCAAATGCTTTGTAAGTCCACTCTTCTTCTTCCTTCATGATCCTCTTCATTTCAGGATCATCACCAGCAGCCCACTTGTTTAAGATGTTTTGGGTGATGGCAAGGTGTTGGTTTTCATCTCTTGCAATAAGGGAAATAATCTTGGCACTTCCCTCCATAAGTTTGAGCTCACCAAAAGCAAAAGAACAAGCAAAACTAACATAGAAACGAATTCCCTCAAGAATGTTGACATTGGCGACTGCCCTATAAAGTTTGCGTTTCAATTCATACCGATCAATTTTACCAGCAATGTGTCCCTCTGTGGCAAGTTCCCACATGGTGCTGTTATCATATGAATGAGCATTAGAGATAAAGTCATCATATGCTTCTGTAACACTACTAGCACGTTCTAGAATGCGTTGATCAGTAACAATCTTATCAAACACTTCAGAAGGATCTGAATAGATGTTCTTGATGATATAGGTGTAAGAGCGACTGTGGATCATCTCCATGAATCCCCAGACCTCCATACATGCCTCTAGTTCAGGTAGACTGCAGTAAGGAATAAAAGCCATCCCAGGACCACGCCCTTGAATGGAGTCAAGCATAATCTGATACTTGAGGTTAGAGGTATAGATATGCTTTTGTTCTGGACGAAGTGTGTGATAATCTCCACGGTCCTTTTGCAGTGAAACTTCTTCTGGTCTCCAAAAGTATCCAAGTTGTTGAGTTGTTAGTTTATCAAAAACTGGATACTTGTATGAATCATATCTTTGAATTCCAAGAGGTTGACCGAAAAACATCGGTTGCTTTTTGGTATTTACTTGTTCAGTGTTAAAGACCGTCATGCCCTTAACTTTAGTCATGTTGTTGTCCTCTACGGATGAAATCTTAAACTGCACAGGATTCACACTCTCCCTCCTCGGATTGTTCTAATTCGTTTAACAGGTTATCTAAATTTGGTTTTTCTTCTACTACCTCATCATTCTTCATGTCATGAGTGTTTTGATAGTAGGAGGTCTTCCAACCGTACTTATATGTAGTTAAAAAGTCTTGTGCCATAGTGGACACTGGGACTTCATTGTCAGGATACTGCTCAGGATTGTAACTCCAGTTACCAGAGATTGCCTGGTCAAAGAATTTTTGCATTACAGCAACAACATTAATGTAACCACGATTGGACCCCATATCCCACAGAATCGTATAACTGTTCTTAAGAGATCCATATTGAGGGACAATCTGCTTGAGTGGTCCCTTTTTGCTCTTCTTAATGGACAGGTAGTCTCTAGGTGGTTCAATTCCATTTGTTGCGTTTGACACAACGGAACTGCTCTCTGAAGGCATTTGTGCCGACAGTGTTGAGTGCCGTAATCCGTGTTCCAGGATAGATGCTCTAAGACCCTCCCAATCATGCTCATACTTGATATTAGTAATCTCGTCTACATCCTTCTTGTATGTATCAATTGGCAGGATTCCATCAGCATACTTAGTGCGACCAAAGTCAGTACACCAACCCTTTTCCTTAGCAATCTGGTTGGAAGATTTCAGGAGGTAATACTGGAAGGACTCAGAGAGACCATGAACAGCATCCCATGCTTCTTGAGAATCATACGCATACCCAAGTTTTGCCAAATAATGAGCAAGACCAATAAAACCTATTCCAAGAGATCTACGTGCCTTTGTAGCACGTTCTGCTGCCTTTACAGGGTACTCTTGATAGTCAATCAGTTCCTCCAGACCACGAACAGAAAGATCACAAAGATCTTCAAGTTCTTCATCAGATTTGACCTTACCAACATTGATAGCAGAAAGAATGCACAAGGCAATCTCACCATAATCATCATCAATATGGTTGATAGGATCTGTGGGAAGAGTAATCTCCTGACACAGATTAGACATGTTCACCTTGTCTTTGAAGGAAGAGTGAGAGTTACAGTGGTCGATATTCATGATGTAAATACGACCTGTCTCTGCTCTCTCCTTCAAGAGGTCCAGGATCAGTTTCTGTGCCCCGATAGTCTTTCTTGGAACAGACTCATCTCGTTCAAAACTAACATATAGATCATCGAACCTATCAGTACCAAAAGCGTCATATAGACCTGGTACGTCATGCGGTGAGAAGAGGCTAATCTCTCCATCCTTAATGAAACGTTCGTAGAAAAGTTTTGAAATCTGGATTGAGTAGTCAAGTTTTCTTACACGGTTGTCTTCTGTGCCTTTGTTGTTCTTCAGAACAATGATGTCTTCTATTTCTTGGTGCCAGATTGGGAAGTGGACAGTCGCTGAGCCACCTCGTATTCCATTTTGTGTACAACACCTGACAGTCGATTCAAACTTTTTAAGGAATGGTACAACACCTGTGTGTTGTACTTCTCCACCTCGGATCTTACTGTTGATGCCACGGATTCTGCCTGCGTTGATACCGATTCCCGCCCTTTGTGCAACGTATTTGCCAATTGCCATATCAGAGCTAAAGATACTATCGAGGGTGTCATCAACATCAACAAGAACACAGCTAGCAAATTGTCGAAGTGGAGTTCGCACTCCCGCCATGATAGGTGTGGGAATGTTGAGTCGGTGTCTGGAGATTGCGTCATAGTACCTCTTGACGTAGGAGAGACGAGTCTCCTTTGGATAATCTCTAAAGATGGTCAGAGCAATCATGATATACATGAATTGTGGGGTCTCGTAGACTCCCCCACTGCTTCTGTCCTGCACTAGATATTTATCTACAACTTGTCGAAGACCAGCATAAGTAAACAAGAAATCACGATCATGATCGATGAATCCGTTTGCCTTATCAATCTCTTCTTTAGAGTACTTGAGGAAAATATCCTTATCATACACATCAATGTTAGTGCAACTCATAACATGTGCTTCAAGATGAGGAAGTTCCCTCATCTTTCCATATAAACTTTTTCTCAAAGAAAAGAGAAGAAGTCTTGCTGCTACAAATTGATAGTTAGGATGATCCAAATCAATCAAGTCAGAAGCAGCACGAATCAGAATTTCTTGAATCTCTGCGGTGGTGATTCCGTCATAAAATTGGATGCCCGATTTCATCTCAACCTGACTCGCAGACACCCCTGCAAGACCCTTGGTTGCCTCTTCAACCATCAGATGCATCTTATCTAGGTCAAGAGGTTCAATTCGACCATCTCTTTTTTTAACCTTGGTGCCGTTACTCATATTTTCTTCCAGGTGGTAAACTTAAGTTTTGCTTCTAATCCAGAGTATGTGTTTGATTCTATCACAGACTGCACATCCAGTCCAGACATCACCATATCATTTATATCTTTATCATCTATGCCTGATGGCCAGATGACCACTTTTTCACCAGCATCGATTGTGCGTTCAATCCTTGATAGGATTTCTCGATTGCGTGGTTCGTTATCATAAATCCACACAGCATTGCTAATCCCCCACTTACTAATATCAGCGTCAGCTCCGCACATAGCAATCGAGTTTGAAATGAACGTGCTGTCGAAAGGTCCCTCTGTAACATAGACTGGAGCATCTCTTCTGATGTTATCCAATCCGTAGATTTTTGGTGCATCATCGTCAAGCATCACGGTAATGTATTTAACCTTGCTGAAACCTATGGATCTTCCCTGAAACCCAATTAAGTTCTTTTCATAATAAAGGGGAATAATGATACGTTCTTCATCATTCTCTTCACTAGCAAAGGTTGGTTTTAGACTGTTAGCAAACTTCTTAAACTGTTCGGCATAATAAAAATCATCAGGGTTGAGTTTCCTTGCCGTCAGATATCCCTCTGGTTTAGGATGTTCTGATGCCTTTGGAAGTTTAAGTTTTCTCTTGAACTTAGGTGCTTCAAACTTTAAAACTGGTTCTTCAACAACAAAATTGCGTCCAGTGTGACCCTCCTTAAACTTCTCCATAGTGTACTGTTTATGGATTATAGGGTCAACTTGCTTCAAAAAGTTGTTAAAAGACATCGAAGCACCACAATTATGGCACTTAAAGTTAGTATTTGCCTTAACTACGTAGAGATATCCCCTGGTTTTGCTCTTGTTCTTCTTTGAATCTCCACAAATTGGGCACCTAAAATTATATAGGTTTGGCTTTACTCTCTTAAACTTTTCAAGTTTAGATGATACCAGTCCGATAAACTTGGAATCAACGTGATCCATTCACAAAAGCCACTGCTGGTGCTACTATAGCACTTTCTGCAGAAGATAACAAGGGAGAAACGAGTTTAATTGCTTGAGGATTAGTAAGTGCTACAATTGCTCCCAATGCTCCGAGACCAATCCAAAGTTTTCGTTCCAATACTGATAGTCGTTTACTAACGATGTCATGATCGATGTCCATTTTATCACGGAGTTTGTCGATTTTATCAAACAAAATTTCGTCGATTGTTTCTTGTTTGCTGATTCTTTCTTCATGGACAGCAAGCATCCTAGACACATTATTATTTACCTCTGCAAGTTTCTCTATTGCAGAATCTAACCTTGTGACCAGTGTCTCAAAGTTCTGAAGTCTTTCTTCTAAGACTGCTACCTTAACTTGCTCCGCCATTTTCGGGTTTCCAGAGTTTTCTTACTCCTTTTTGGTAAATATATTTCTTTCTTTTTCTGACTGGAGGATCATCTCCTGCTTCTACTGTACCGGCAATGTTTCCTGATCCAACATTATTTGTTGGTTGTTCGTACAAATGCGAACGAACAATGTCTAAAACTTTATCAATTGCTTCCTTTTTCATTATAGATCCTATAAAGTTCTGACAAACATTGCATATCTACTTGAATATCATGTATAGATGAGTGTGGATACTCTGGTAATTTTCCTAGAAAAATAATAAAACTTTTCATAGCAGACCAGAGATCATTCTCAATCTTAAAAAACAACATAGGTGTTGTTGCTTCACCAAAAATGTTATAAAGAATAATAAAATGATTTAAAAGAAGATGAGTCTTAAGTTGACCTGTATTCTTATATCGTTTCAGTAATCTTTTAATATACTTGAAGTGGTTCAAGTCTCTATCAAAATCCTCTTTTGTTACCGCCTGAGGATTTTGATAGTTCTTTATAGCGAATAATAAGAAATTATCCTCATTCAACTCATTAAAAATCATAAATCATTTATTATTTTTGACCAGGGAAGGTAGGACGGTTACCTGTCTCAATACCAGACATAGCAACAAGAACTTCACTCTTAACTCTCAATGTTCCGTGCTGATCCATGTAGGTTTGAATACCAACCCAACCAGCATGAGCAACATCAAATGCAGTTGACTGTGCTGCACCTACACCTGCAGTTGAAATACCATAGATGAACTTATCAGTGGTTCCACCAACACCAGTGTTCTCACTGTACGATGCATCAACTATGCTCGACTTAGGAAGTTCTGCAATAGTAAATGATGTATCTGCAATAGCGACACCACTGAGACCAGCAGTAGATCCAATAGTCAAAGAAGTAGTGCTGGCAATGCCAACAATTACAGCATCACCGAAATATGTACCGACACCTGCTGCGGCATCTCTAAAACCAAATCTAATTATATCACCAGTTTTGGCAGAACCAACAGTGGCGTCACCAAAAGTCGTGCCAGTTCCAATTACTTCTTTGGTATCATAATCCAGAGTTACTGTACCATCACCAGCAACGATTACGTTATCATTCTTGCCCCAGAGTGCCATGTCTTACTCTCGATAAATTTATTTGCTATAAGATATTTATAAAAAAGGAGACCTTGTAAATCGGTCTCCTTGAGATCATTCTGCTACTTCTTCTCTTGTTTTAATTGCTTTTGCAACTACTTCTAACAGTTGATCATCCATATCAGTTTTAGTCAATTTGACTGCTTTACCAAGAATAACTAAACAAATATCGATAAGTTTCTCACCAAGTTCCTCATTTTCGGGAATCTTGGAAACTGCATCAGAAATAATTTTTGATGCTAATGGAAGTAAAAATGAAAGCATGATGAACCTCGGTGTGGGTATATTCTATATATCAAGATAAACGATTTTTTGCAGCATATGCATCAAAAGTATACTCACCAAACATCTTAGGACCTTTGGTTTTTCTCTCTGCTGCTTTTCTTTCACCCTCTGTAGAACCCTTTTGAGCAAGGGTTCTTATCTTTTGGGCACGTTGTTGTTGTCTATGTACCCTAGGATCAATGGTAAAATCCATCAGTCAAATCTCGATCCAATGTCAGGTTTAGGTGCTCTCTTGCGAGCAAGTTTTGCCCTGATCTTATCGACTGGAGTAGGTTCAGTCTTGAACTTGGGCTTAGCACCTTTCTCTTTTTTCTTACCTTGAGGTTGGATTGCTTTCTTTCTAGAAGACATCAGTCCACCAGTCTTTCTCAAATTTTTCTGCATGTGACGCATCACTTTAGAGTGACGGTCATCACCACCAAGGGTTCCACCTTTCTCAGAGGGTTTGCCAGTCTGGGGATCCTTACCAGTCTCCTTAGCATAACGTGTACGTTCATCAATTGTTTCTTCACCCAGTTTACGTCCACCACGTTCGGCAGTCAATTTGGCAGCAATTGCCATCTCACGACGTTTTTCTTTTGACTTACCCTTGAACTGAGGAGCATCAGACTTATAAAAGTCTTTGATGACACTACCCATCTTTTCTTTCTTCATGTTGAGTTTTTCATCAACCTGCTCAACTTCTTCTTTTGCTGTTGTTTTAGCAGCAGGAGAAGACATTTTCTCTGCTTTTGATGCTTTTGGATTAACAGCCTTTCCACTAAATCTTCTTTTCTTATTTTTTGCTGCAGTTTTATCAACCTCTCTATTCAGAAGTGCTTGTTGAAGACTATATCTTCTACTCATAGCAGGAGGAGTTCCCATTGCCCTTACCATTGTCATTCCAATGCCTTCTTCAATTTCAGTTTCTTCACCCATTGCCTTTGCAGGTTGTTCAATGGTTTGCTTTCCCAACTCTTGCTTTCTCTTATTGGCAATCATTTTATCAACATTTGCCTTCTTCTTTTGAAGAGACAGTTCTTGAGGACTCATCGATGCATCCTCATCCATACGACGTGCTAAATTTCTAGCACCTCTAGATACTGCTCTTGCACCTTTGCCGACTGCACTCTTGAGACCACTCTTCAGTTTTGAACCAATTTTGCTGAGCAGTCCAGAACTCTTCTTGGTTACTCCTTGATTTCTATATGTTTGTGGTTTTCTGGTTTCACCCTCTGATGAAGAATCTGATTGAGTTGATTGATACCCTTTCTTAGCAGCACTACCTACATCTTTTGCAAGATTCTTAGCATGTCCTGCTGCTTTACCAACATACTCAGCACCTTTAACTACTGCCTTACGTGCAACCTTAGCACCTTTCTTAACGGAGGACTTTACTCTATCTAAAACAGATGCTCTGTTCTTAGCAGCATTTGCCTTTGAAGTTGCTACTGCAGAATCATAATAACCTTCACTAAGAAGATTGAGAGTCATATCAATTGACTCACAAAGAGTGTCTTGGAGAAGATCGATATCATCACCGTCTTCAAGTGCTTCAGCAAAGAACTCTTCAACAACCTGATCAATCATTTTGTCCGAAACAAATTTCAATTCTTGATCAGTAATCTCTGCAAGAATATCAACAATCTCAACCATCTCAATGAGTTCACCACCCAGGTTCTCTACAGATTCACCAAGTTTTGGGTTGATTTTGACTTTATTATTTACTTTTTTCTCTTTGATTGGTTTTGAGTCAATATCATCAGTCATAATCTCAGAGAGATCTTGTCTCCAAGAATATGATTCTTTTGCGGTTTTTGTTCCTGTAGATGAATAAAGTCTCTTGTTACCTACACCTGGAATGAACTCACCGAGTTCTCCTTTTGCTTTATCATTATGATCTGTATCACCGTCAACATCAGTATCAATTCTCTTAACTGCTTTCTTTACAAGTCCCTTTAAATTTTTATCAGGAACTTCATGAGGTTTATGAGCTTGACCATGAATTTCAGTAAGTTCTTTTTCCTCCTTCATTCTCTTCTTGATTGCCTTGCCGATTGCCTTACGACGCTTGTGAAGGTACTTGTCGGTCTTATCATGATCACCGTCATTATCAATATCTTTGTCTTCTTGACCTACAGGGTCAAGTGCTTCCTTTCTCAATCTCTTTGCTTCTTTAGCAGCATCATCTCTTTCACGATGAGCAGCAACTCTTTCAGCATTCTTATTCATCACACCAGTGATTTTCTTGGAACGTTCCATTGCTTCAGGACTTCCGTCACGTCCAAGATTACCTGCTTTGCGGTACATCTTTACATAAGGAAGTTTTTTCTTTTCCTCATCAACAGTATCTTGATGCATTTCTTTAAAAGCATCAGCAAGAGAATTGACAGCATCCCATCCTTGCTGCTTCTCTTCAAAGTGAGGGTTCTTCATTTGAGGACCCTTAGCAAGTTCTTTGCGTGCCTTCTCATTGTTAGCCTGACGTTTCTTCATATCTGGTTCCAGATACGTATCGTCCTTTTTCTTTTCAACAATCTGATCAAGATATACCCTTGAAATGTCATTCAAAGGGTTAGGACCGATACCATTAGACATGAGAATACTACTGCTTCTTTTTCTTATACTTATTTATGAAATTCTTAATACCAGTTGTGCCAGTTGCTGCCATTGCATTTTTTAAATATCCACCCGTTCCAACTAAAGTATTTGGTTTTTTAGGAAGTCTCATACGACTATCCATTTTGACCTCAGTGTATTCCATGACATCACGAATCCAAGACTTGAACATGTAGTTCTCTTGGGTGACACAGATTAAGTGATTAGTCCCTCTACGAATAATTTCACCGATTAGTCCAGTGTTCAGGTTCTCTATAATGTCACCAAGATTAAAAATCTTTCCTGAAATATAATTGTCCCTCAACCCTCTTGGATCACACTTAGGTGCAATCTCCCACATCTCAGTAACTTCTTTCTTCTTTGCCTTTGATTTCATACCCTGACGAACTGCATCAAACAATGCTTGGGTGTCACCATCATTCAACTCTTTTGGAGTGCCACGACGGAAAGCATCAAAGTCATCATCGGCAACTGCCTTTCTCATTTTAGATGCAGACATTCCCTCTACACCTTCAGCATCCGCATCTCTTACACCAGCAGAGATAACACGAATCTGATCGAAGTTATAAAGATCACCATTATACTTTGTTGCTAGATTCTCAAACTCTGCCTGACGATCCGAACCTACAATAATATTGACATTTGTATAACCCTCTTCTCCAGCAGTGGTGAGAACATTAAAAATAGATCTCATCTCATCATCATTAATAATATAATCTGCATAATCAGGGAACATTTTTTTCATAAACGAAACCTTCATATCAGGATCCAATGGATTCTTCTTCGGATCTTGTGACCGTGAAGGATATATTTTTAAATCTCCACCTGTTGCTGCTTTCTGTGCGGCAGCAAGTAACTTACCATGTCCTACAGTAGGAGGATTGAAACGACCAAATGCTACAGTCAGAGTATCTGCGGGACCATCAAGATTTTGATCTCCTTCAATTTCTTTTGGTTCCTTCTTTTCTGCAGTCTTAGGCGCAGCCTTCTGAGGTTCTGTTTCAGGTCTTGCTTGTGCTCTTGGTTGTGCAGGTTTTTCATCTTCTACTTTCTTTTTCTTCTTATCAACAAATTTTAACTTACCATCTTCAGTAGTTGCCACAAAATTTCCACGGGAGTCTAACCAACCACCGTGACCATCACTTACGAGGTTCAGTTTTTTCGCCTGCATACTTGCTTGCGACTGAGCCTCATTCAAGAACTGAAAAAAACTTTTCATTTATATTGATAATCCTTATACATTATTTATTAAATTACATTCCAACCTTAAGGAATGGAGGAGGTGCTACTTTCTTTTCATAGATATCATCTTCAGAGAATCTCTTACCATCAAAGATAATATATCCTCTTCCACTTGCTGCAGCATAGAAAGATAGTAGCACTTGCTTTTTAAGTATCTCTTCTACATCTGCCTGATGCTCTGCAAAAAAGAATCCAAATTCGGCATTACATAACAAAGCATATGATTTTTTATACTCTGTAGCAAACGGTGTTTTGTATTTGTCAAGAACTTTTATTTTTTCTTCTTTTGATAAGAATCCTTTTTTCTTTATTTCCTTCTCTATATCTTTTTTAATTTTAGATATTTTACCTTGCATTGCAACTTTAGATTTTTTTGCAATGCCAAGAAACTTTCCCATAGACCCTGGTGTTTTAGATAGGTATGCAGTATAACTATCAAAAAAATCAGAAAATGCTTGTGCATTTGAAGTTAATTCTGCGTCATTTTTACTTAGATATCCATAAGCATTTTTCCCACTAAACATCTTATTAGCAACGTCTTCATAATTTTTTGCCAAATATAAAGAGGAATCGTACTTACCAGAGTACATAGAATTTGATCCAAGATCTTTGTTTATATCTTTGGAGTTTAAATTATTTTTTTTACATGCTTGTTCAAAGTGGTATATTCTAGCATCTGCTAATTCTTTAAAAAATACTTTTAACTTTGGAAAATTTTTGACCAATGTATAAAAATAATTTACAGTGATACCACCCTCACCACTTGCAGACTTAGATCCTTTTGGAACAAAGTGAATCGCATTACCAGTTCCAAAATTAGTAAAGATATGATATTTTTTTCTCTCTTCCTTTTTGTAAACGAGATCAAAATAAACAAGCAATCTATCTTGAGCAGTAAACGTCACTGGTTTAATATCTACAAATTCATTAACAGCATCTTCAAATTCTTTATATGTGGTGCCTTTTTTTGCAATACGAATCAAATATGAAACATATGCTGCAAATTCATCTTGTTCTCTTTCCTTTACTGTTCTAGAAAGAGAAGATGGTAGATTAGAAATTTTTACTGGAATAATATCGGATTTTTCATCAAGTTGTTTCAGAGAAACAGAATAAATTTCATTTTGTTTCCATGCTTCTACCATCAAGTTTCTATATCTTTCCATGGTAAGAAACTCTTTTTCATTTTCAAGTATTGATCTTTTGAGTTTAGAAGCAGTGACATCTGTATTTTCTACTAACTCTTCAATAGTATCAAAAATTTGAGAATTATTTTTGATAATCATTATATCACCGATGTTTACTTTGTCGGCATTTAACGTGGCAAGAATTCCAGGTGCTTTCATCACCTCTTTAGAGTATCCTTTGATAGCAGATGTTGCTCTTTGTTTTAAAAGATAAGCTCTATTACTTTTATCCTTTTCAACTTTTGCAAATTTATAATCTCTAAGATTTCTTAAATTAAGTGACTTTACTATTTGTACAGCAGTTCTATATGATGTGGAAATCCACGGATCCATAGATCCATTCTTATCTGGAAAAGCACTTCTATAAGTGTTTATTGTTCTATCAGAAAGTTCACATCTAGATATTACTTGATTCCACAAATTTCCACTGGTCTGAGTAATCATTTTATGAAAATCTTCAAGACTATGATCACTCTTATATGTCACATACCCCAATGCAACACATGCTAAAGACTCATTCAGACTTGTAGATGCCATTAGTTGCTCTGAATATTTTTTATTTATGGAGTTATGGGGAATCGAACCCCAAACCTCCTGCTTGCAAAGCAGGCGCTCTACCGATTGAGCTATAACCCCTCAAGATAATCTTTTTCATTTTGATAAGGAACTACTTTGCCAGACCAAATCTCATATCCTTGAACTAGATCTGGAATTAACCATTGATCAACACGATAACAATATTGCCAATTTGCTGGTTGAATACAATTCAATACAACAACGGACCAAAAAACTGTTAAGTGATTGATTAATGTTGTCATTTTGTTATCCCAACGAAAACATTATAAAACCCCCTGACCCAAAAGTCAAGGGGTTGGGTTTTATTATGAATATCAGTCGTTCATAATTTCAAGGATTCTTTCAATCTCTTCTGCAGAGAAAATACCAGTTGCTTCCAACTCTTCTCTCTTCTCTTCTCTAATACCAGTCTCTTTGTCTTGTCTGGTTTGAGTACCAACAGCCTTAACTGCTCTGGATCTCAGACTCATTCCCTTTTTGTTCTCTGCTTTACGAGTAGGACGTGGGGATTCTGGTTTTGAAGGATCGGCAGCCATAGAGAACTTCTCATCAACCTGCTCTTCTTCCTTCATGTGATCAGCAGCCTTGTAACGTTTGTCACCTGCTTTATATCTTTGATATGCAGGAGTATTTCCTTTTTTATCAGCAGCAGTGACTACCATACGAGTATCTTTTTTCTTCTCAGGAGTTCCACCGTAGACTGCTTCGTCAACCGAAGTCTCTTCTTTCTTAAGGTTTGCTTTACGATACTCAAGATCGGCACGAGTGCCTTTGTCCATCTTACCCTGAGACTTGGGTTTGGTCTTGCCACCTACATCAGGTTGCATACCAGGGTTTGCTGCCTTGACTCTACGTCCATGAGTGTATTCAGCACCACTCATCTTGGAGTCACCCGACACCATCTTACCACCTTGGGATCTGGAGTCAGCATACTCTTTCTCAGACTGACCGTGCTTACCTTTGTAAAGTTCCTCAATATCTTGAGAGTGAACTTGTTGGTATGCTTCCATCAAGTCTCTAAGTTGTTTGGAATTCATCTCTGAAATTTTACACTCTTATATGGGTATTTATAAATCACCATCTTTACGATTTTCAGAATAGTGAACATCAAACTCACCACCAGGATAACGTGCTTTGAGTTTATCAACGTTCATTTCCAACACCTCATCAAAGGTTGTGTCAAGTGCCATACATGCCTGAGCAAGATACCAACAGATATCACCCAGTTCACGTTTCATGTGAAAGACATTTTCTTCACTATAAGGCTTACCCTGGAAGACCATCTTTTTTACAACTTCAGTAAACTCACCAGACTCTGCAGTCAAACCAAGTGCAGCAGTCAGGAGTTGAGTGGTGTTAGCTCCATTAGCTTCAAGTTCTGCAAGTCGAGTTGCCATAACTGCATAATCAAGACTAGGAGCACTAGTGACTCCTTTTACAAATTCAAGGTACTTTTCGGTATCAACGTTAGTCATGTAAATTTGGAATAAATGGTTCTTGACAATTTTGAGGGAGTTTTTGTTGAGTTGGTAGTTTTTGTCCACCAACTTCAATAAACTCAACATCAAACTCTTTTTCTGTTACGTCTTTCCACCCAATATATTTTTGATTGGGAGGAAGTTGGTTATTGGGAGAAACATCAATGATGTCTCCTGGATATGGTTTGAACTGGTAGTAATGTCCTTCTCCTCTCATTCCCACAAGAGTTACGGCATCTCTGAGAGTGCCACAGTCAGCAATTTTATTACCAGTTGGATCAAAGACAGAGTAGTGACCGTTCAAAACTTGAATCCCTCAAATGATTTCTTTGGTTTTGCTTCATCATAAGTATACTCTTCTTCTTTACCACTGTCAAGAATATCATCTTGTGCAGACTGTTCACAATCATAAAGACGCATCTTGGCACGGTCAATACCAACGACAAAACGTTTATGAATGGTTGGGTCGTTATATCTATTCTTCAACTGCTTCACCATAATTTGCCCGAGTCCTTCAAGATCTTCAGTTGAAATAAGGGCAAACATAAGATCAGCAGTAGCAGGGAGACCAAAGGACTCACTAGTGTCAGTAAGCTCAACATCACTGCTGCCAT